GTCGTCAGTTCCGTTCTAAATGAAAGAGGAGTTAATCCTAAGATTGCTACATTTATTCCATCAGATGTTGCTAATGATCCAGAATCAATTAGCAAATGGTTGGATGAGTATGGAGAAGTCTTTGGTGTTCAGGCTCAAGTAAAGCAGCCTATGGTAGACCAAGAAAATCTATCTACACTGCGACAGATTGATGCTGTAACAGGCTCTGCTCTTTCTCCTGACGATGTTAATGACATGTTCTCACGTCTTAACAACGCTCAGAGTGCCGAAGAATTAATGGAAATGATTTACGGCGCAGATTCGTAATCAATCACACAACCCCTAAGGAATAATCATGGCTGTAACAGGCTTATCGGGTGGTAGTGCAGCAACTAACGGTGGTCTCGGTGGTGGAGCTTACTCTTCCGCTAACAACGTTGGTACATTCACACCATCTAACGGTGCTGGTCTGGTTCAGAAGGCGTATGATCGCCTTGTTGAATTTGAACTACGCTCAACCCCATTGCTACGTTCAGTAGCAGACAAGAAGCCAGCACGTCAGGCAATGCCAGGTTCATCTGTAGCTCTACAGATCTACAACGACATGGCAGTTGCTAAGAGCGTTCTGTCTGAAGAAGTAGATCCAACTGCAGTTGCTCTTGCAACTCCAGACATCGTAACTATTACTCTAAACGAGTATGGTAACGCTACTTTGGTTAGCAAGAAGCTTGGTCTTCTATCTCTTGCAGATGTAGACCCTGCTGTTGCTAACATCATTGCATTCAACATGGCTGATTCTATTGACGAACTAGCACAGGATGCATTGCTAACAGGTACTAACGTACTTTACGCAACTGGTGGAACAACCACTGCAACAACAACTTCAGGTATCACTTCAGATGACACACTATCTGCTGCCGATATCCGTTACGCTGTTGCAAAGCTTCGTTCCAACAAGGCTAATGGTCGTAAGGGATCACTATACTGGTGTGGTATTCACCCAGAAGTATCTCACGATCTTCGTGCCGAAACTGGTGCTGCATCGTGGCGTAACCCGCACGAGTACCAGAGCAATGATGCAATCTGGGCTGGCGAAATTGGTCAGTTTGAAGGTGCTTACTTCATTGAATCTCCACGTCTACGTAAGGGTTCAGACGGTGCTTCAAGCATTTCTGTATACCGTACGTTCCTATGTGGACAGCAAGCACTTGCTGAAGCTGTTGCCGAAGAACCACACGTGGTTATCGGTCCAGTCGTAGATCGTTTGATGCGTCAGCGTCCAATCGGTTGGTACGGTGTTCTAGGACACGCTATCTACCGTAATGAAGCGTTGTACCGTATCGAGTCTGCTTCTAGCATCGCCTAGTTTAGTAACTAGCTTCACTCCCACCCACAAGGTGGGGGTGTTGCTAGGTACTGAAAGGACTTAAATGCCATACCTATTTGTACCACCAGTAGAGAACGAAGGACCTATGGGTGGTAACCACCTATTTGCTCGCTACACACGTAAACAAGGTGTAACTGTTTACCGTCTTGATGGTGAGTTCTATGAAGATAGATTTCCAGCACAAGATGATTTAGATCTTGCTGATCTAGTTTATCTTGGTGGACATGAGTACGTTGTTAATGCTACTGAAAAAGCAGCTCTTGAATCAGTGGGCTACACGGTGATTACAACATGACATTGTTAGAATCATTGACTGTTGTATCGTTATCACTGGGTATTATTGCATTAATAGGCAAATGGATTATTGTAACTCCATTAAAATCTTACATTAAAGAACTGACACATCCTATCCAGCCTACGGCTAATGGTGGTAGAAGTCTTCCAGACATTGCTCGTACAGTAGACAGAATTGAAAAGCGTTTAGATGAACACATTACATTACATCTTAAGGATGAACTATGAGTGGTAAGTACAACATTGTAGCCAAACAGGGTGCAACATTTTCAAAAACATTTACCGTCTCAAATGATGGTACTCCTTGGAACCTAACTGGTTACTCTGGAAGGATGCAGGTTAGACGCTCATTTAGTAATTCAACAAAATTACTAGACTTAACTTCCCCAACAAATATAACTCTTTCAAATGTTGGAGTAATATCAGTTACAGTTTCTGCTTCAGTTATGGCTACTGTCCCACCTGGTAGATGGTTATACGATCTAGAAGTTGAATCAAGTAGCGGAGAAGTTTATAGATTATTAGAAGGTAGATTCGCAGTGACACCAGAGGTAACAAGATAATGTCAAATACAATTATTTCAGTAGACGAACAATTAATTGTTGTTTCAAACTCTCAAGGACCACAAGGAGCAATAGGTGTTACTGGTCCTACAGGATCTACAGGTAGCACGGGACCAACAGGTCCAACTGGTCCTACAGGTTCAACTGGTTCCACTGGTAGTACTGGTCCAACTGGTTCAACAGGAGCTACAGGATCAACAGGATCTACTGGGTTAATAGGTAATACAGGTCCGACTGGGGCTACAGGTAGTACAGGTGCTACTGGTTCTACTGGTATCCAAGGTATACAAGGCGTTACAGGACCTACTGGAAGTACAGGTTCTACTGGTCCATCTATTACAGGTGCAACTGGACCTACGGGTGCAGACAGTACTGTGCAAGGACCAACGGGTCCTACAGGACCTACGGGACCTACTGGACCGACTGGCTCTACTGGTGCTGACTCAACTGTTACTGGTCCCACAGGTCCCACTGGTGCAACTGGTACTGCTGGTGTCACGGGTCCGACGGGACCAACAGGTGCCACTGGAGTAACGGGTGCTACAGGTGCTACTGGTGCTACTGGCGCAGATAGCATAGTTGCAGGACCAACTGGACCTACGGGTCCAACTGGACCAGCAGGACCTGGTGTTTCCACAGGTGGTACAACTGGTCAAGTATTAACTAAAGATTCTAGTACAGATTATGATACTAGTTGGTCAACAATAACAATTCCAGAAGACATTCACATATTTCTAATGATGGGAGCCTAACATGGCATTTACATATAAGGTGCTTGCACAAAGCGCACCTTCCGCTACAACCTCTACAGATATCTACACCGTAGGTGCTGGTAAGCAAGCAGTAGTTTCAACTATTACTGTGGCTAATCGTGGTGCTAGTGCTAGTTCTTACCGAATTTCTGTTCGTCCTGCAGGTGCTACTTTAGCAAACCAGCACTACTTAGCATATGACATTGCTATTGCCGCTAATGATACAACTGTTTTAACTATTGGATTAACTTTAGAAGCAACAGATGTAGTTACTGTTTACGCATTAAGTGCTAACCTATCATTTGGAATTTATGGTACGGAGATTGCCTAATGGCTGTACGTCAAGTAAGTAAATCAACCATTGCTCAGGGAACTCCAAAAGGAAGTAAAGCTTGGGATCAACTTTCATCTACTGCTTTTGCTGCTGAACTTTTAATAGTTGGAGGCGGTGGCGGTGGTAGTGGTGACGGCTGTTACTCTGGCGGTGGCGGTAGTGGTCAAACTAGAGATTTAAGTATTACCATTGGTTTAGCTCAAACATATCCAATTACTATAGGTGCTGGTGCTTACCAGGCTACGGGTGGTTCTAGTACCGCATTTGGATACACTGCAGTTGGTGGAAATAGTTCATCAGGTATTACTGGTGGAACTTCTGGAAATGGTTACGGCGGTGGAGGTGGTGCTTTTTGTACCGCTTGTTGTGCTGCAGGAGGCGGCGGCGGTGGTGCCACTGGAGGTGGCAGTAGTGCTGCTGGATGTTCTACCCACGGAAATGGTGGAGGTGGTTTTAACTGGAAATCACTTGGAACTACTTATGCCTCTGGTGGACGTGGAATGAATAACTGTACTGGTGCTTCTAATGGTACTGCTAATACTGGTAATGGTGCTGGTGGTAATGCTACTGGTGGTTCTGGTATTGTTATAGTTCGTTATACTGGTGCACAAAAAGGAACTGGTGGTACAATCACTTCATCAGGTGGATATACTTATCATACATTTACGGCTAACGGAAATTTGGTAACTTAATTATGGCTCATTATGCACTACTTGATGAAAACAATATTGTTGTACAGGTATTTGTTGGAGAAGATGAAAACAATCTTATAGACGGCAAAAGTCCTGAAGAGTATTACTCTGAAGAATATGGCAAGCGTTGCTTGCGTACTTCTTTTAATGGGAATATACGTGGAAATTACGCTAATGCAGGAATGAAATACGACCAAGAGTTGGATATGTTTCTTACTGATAAGCCCTATGCATCTTGGACATTAAATTTAGAAACTGGAAAATGGGAAGCTCCATTACCAGAACCAGTAGAATGGCAACCACTTCCATACTTTTGGAATGAAGATACTTTTAAGTGGGAAATAGAACCATATTACAAGAACTCAATAACCATTGAAAGCCGTGTACTTATTTGTCTTGAGTGTCCATTCTGGGTTCCAGAAACTACAACTTGTTCTAAATGTAGTTGTCCAGGTAAAACTTTACACACTAATCCTCACGCTACTTGTCCAGATCAAAGATGGTAA